TAAGTGCCGTAGTTCCGGATGAAGTAGGATCGACGTTGGTTAACGCACCACCACCCGCAGTATAATTCGTACCACTTACTTCGTTTGAAGTAGTGTACGTCGTAGTAGCCGCAGTAAACGTAGCCGAGTTAGTATAAAGAGCGATTTTAAACGTATCGCCCGATGAGTTATCAAAATCGTGAACACCGTACAAAAGCTCTTTCTTGAACGAGGTACACATGAAGTTTCCGTTGAAAGCCATGGTTACAGTCTCCTAATTAGTTCCGCAAGTTCTTGGTTACCAGAATCAAGTATCGCGTTGTACACGGTTGTTCTATCACTTTTTATTGCCTCACGCATGTAAAATTCTAAAACTTTTACAATGTGTTGACGAAAGGCATGCGCTTGTGCCTGTATTGCAGGGTTTGCAGAATCGCTAATAGATATAATCTTGTTAGCGCAACGTTCTGCAATTTCCTCTGGTGTAAAACCCCGGTTCTGAGTGGTGTGTACTTCCACCTTAAAGTCAGGGTTCATTTCAAGTGCGGGGAAACTCATTGTTTAGGCCTCACCAGCATACCGGTGCGATAATCATCGGTTACTTCTTTGTTTTCACCAAGCATCTTCATACCGGTCATCGCTTCAGCAAATCTTTTTTCATACTGAGCCATTATATCTTGTTCGCCCTTCATGTATATATATGCTTCTATAAGACTACCATACAACATGGCCATTTGAGCATTTTCACTCAACCATGTTGTAGCGCCTTCAGCCCCAGCCGTTAAACTAGCCGGTCTGTAGAAGTAATGAAGCTCAACTGCACTTCCTGCGGAAGGTGTAGGCCCCAAAATAAAGTTATCTATGTCAAAAACGGCGTAAAACCGCGGGTCTCCCGTAGTCGTAGAGTCGGGATTGAAAGATTGTACAAAATCGGTGTCTTTAAACTCTAAAAACGTCTTATCGCTGTTAGCATCCACAAAAGATAACGAAAAAGGAGCTAAAAAGTCGCTAGGACAAGCCAAATACTGGTTGTTCTGCGACATATTGCCGCTGACATTCTTACGGAAAAGGCTTAATTGCACGTTTTTAAGTATACGTTCTTCCGCCTGACGTATAAAAATAGGAAGATTGTTTACAAAAGACGTTTCATCGTTTTCTGTATAATCTTGTATGGCTGTTTTTAACTCTGCGTATGTAAAACTCATGTTATTACCACCGATACTGTGCCTACACCGCCCTGTAAAGCCTCTGTTATCTCTAATTCAGAGGGCATTTCAGCCGTTCCAGCCGTTGCCCAGTTGCCGCCACCCAAATAAACAATGCCATTTGTGGTTATTACCAAGAACGCACTTGTTGGATTCGGTGAATCCGGGCGAGCATTTTGTAAAGCTTGCGGATCAGAAACTGTTCTAAAAGGTCCAAGCTGGGGTTGTTTGGGTTCATATTCATCCGGACCCACAAGCAAGCCATTCCACTCACGCTTCATTACCTTGTACGGATAACGAAAACCAGACCGGTCCGATATTGCCCATGATTTTTTACCAGATGCAAACTTAGCCATTAGCTTGTCCTGTAATATTCGTACCGAGGTACGACGTTAAAGGAAGAACGGTCCCTATCTTCAGTTGCCGCTCTGTCAAACTCTTCCTCGTAAGATGCTTTTAACATCTGAACGCGGTTCGGTGCCCTTTTTAAGGCAATGTAGTAAGCTAAACCTGCGGCCAAACACGGATAAAACCTAAAAGGCATGTCCATTGTGTTGGTGTAGATGTCAGCATCGTCCATTCTAGTAAGCGCGTTGTAGTAAATAACATCCGTGCTGTTGCTCGGAACAGGCCATAGCTTTAGATTCGGCGTCAACTGCCTGTCTAAGAAGAATTGATTTGGACGGCTCTCGGTAGTTTTTGTGGGAATAGTCAAATACTCGTCACGACTTAAACGCTCTAGCGCATAGTCGGTGCCGTTTCTTCGAATAACCACCGATAAAACGTCAATTATATCGGCGCTTAAATTGTATTCCCCAGTGCCTTGGACCAAGGCCAAAGAACGTTCTTTGATGGTCCACTGGTTTAAGCCGCGGTTTGCCCAATCTGCCAACAATAGATTTAAAGAACGCTTCGCAGTTTTAAGGTCGTAACCAGTACGAACCTCTAAGCCACAACGCTCAAACGCCTCTTCGATGTATTCTGCAACATCTAATTGGAAATCTTGACTGTTAGAAGTGGTCATTCGCTACACCTATCTTTTTTTTGCGGTTTTAGCCGAGTTTTTAAAAGCTTTGGCAGTAGGCGCACCTTTAGTACCGGGTTTACGCATTGTTTCCTTGGAACCCGCTTTTATACGTTTCCGTTTTGCGTTTATATTAGCATATAACCCGGCCACTAGGCGTTCCTCACTACACTCTTGCGCCCAACTTTGCCGCCTTTCTTCATGCCAACAGGCATCCCGCCGCCAGCACGACGTGCCCCAGCTTTTTTAACAGCGTTTGCTTTTTTACCCATAGCTACTTTTGTAGTATTAGGCCCAGATCGCCCCGTAGGTGCTCTTTTTGGTCCGGTAACACCGCCCATTGGAGCCGCCATACCAACAGCAGGTTTACCCGCCATACCGCCACCGCGCATTTTCTTAACCATACCGCCACCGCGCATTTTTTTAGGTTTCATCGCCATCTTTTAATCTCCTATAAAGGTCACGTCGTTTTTCATAAATGTCAAAAGCGTTATACTCACCTTCGTAGCTATCATAATATCCGTTTTTATTCAACTTGTCTGCTGCTTCTTGCAGCTTAGATAAACGTTGCACAAAAATCATAGAGTAAGAAGTGTCTACTTCGTAATCAAATATCAAGTCTTCAACGAAGTCACTGGGTTCATCATCAGGGTGAAAACCCATTAACCAGATGTCTTTATCAATAAAGGCTCCGGTTGCAATAAAATCATTTAACGAATCCAAATACTCGTGAAAGTCTTCCGGTTCTTTACTGTTAACTAAATCCACAATAATTGCTAAATCAAAATGATCGTCAAACTGAGAAGCGCAGGAATACAATACTTGGTAGGAGTTCTCATCCTTAAAAAGGATAGCAACTTTATCCTCTAGCCAAGCTTGTTTAGCGTAGGGACAAGGTGGGAGGTTGTTAAAAAAGGGACTTGGTTTTTCTAAGGCGTCACCCGACCATTGCATTATTTCTTGAACAATGGCTTTTTCTAGCGGGTTGCTGTAAAAACCGACGTTCATGATTACCCCAGAAATTTTTGCACAAAGGGTGCTATAAGAATTAAAACAGCTAATGCCCAAAGCTTAATATCTAAAGATTTTAGAGAACTTTTATGGTCTTCCAATCTTTCTTCGATAGCCTTGTATCGTAGATTGCACTCGGCCTCATGCTTTTCTAGTTTGGTCAATACTTCTGCAACTTTCATGTAATCATCACCATGCTTTGCAAGACCAGTACCTTGCGCTGAATTTGTCTTTTGCCGTTTCACAAGAGTGCCTCGCACGAAAGCTTTTACGCCTACTAGGTTGGTCCTTCTTAATCGACATCTTAGGGTCGCCAAACCGAACCAATTTAATTTGGTCCCCTTTTTTCGCCAATACCGCGCTTTTTTTATTAGCGCCGGGAGTCCTTTTGGGCTTGTTGTAACCTGCAAAAGTCTCGCCCCTGTATTTAATTCTTCCCGAAGGCGTCCGAGTAACATTTTTCGTAGAGGCCATGTTGCCTCCTAATTATAAAAAACAGTTACGTTAGTGATGTTAGTTAGTACGGCATAACACCCGTCACTAAATAACATCCCCTCGTCGGGTATATAAACATTGTCATCAGTGCTGTCAGCAAAAGCTAACGTTAGCTGTGTATCACCACTCGTGCTTCCTGTTTTCAAAACCAAGGAGGGACTAGACCCTGCTTGGTAATGAATAGCTTTTACACGAGTACGCCCCGCAAAAACGGTTCCTGTAGCGGTTAGGTAGGTTGCTTTTACATCAGACGCCATTTTTAAACCTTTAGCTGTGGAATATTGTTACAGACGTGCAGGCCGTAAACAACGAAACATACACGTCACTAAACCTTATTCCTTCATCTGGAATGTTTACTGAGTGAGTGTCCGAAGCATCTAAGTCCATGTCTAACAATACCGCGCCACCATTGCCGTCCGTAAACGTTATGCGAGGTGAACCCGTGGTTGTCTTTACCTGAACCTGACGAATACGCGCAGGTCCAATACCGGCAGAGCCGGTAGCGGTTAATCGTTTTGATCTTACGTCTGAGCCCGACATTAGCAAACCTCCAAATTGTTATATTTAAACGAGGTCACTGTTTTGCTGGTACATCACTGTAGCGCGAATTTCTCCGTTGGAGGTCGCGCCTGTAGATGTCCAAG